TCGCGTCTGCTTTATTATTTGGATTCATACTAGAAATTTTTTTATTGCCAGAAATAGCAAATCTCTCCAATGGACCACCAGGTCCACATGCTTCTTTAATTACACCGGCAAAAAATTTAATTCTATGGTCGTTTAATTTGTCTCGTGTTAGTTTAAACTTAGGTCCTTCAATATACGCAGAGAATGCATTATTAATAAGTGTTGGACTAGCAGATTTTGCTTTTGGTTTTTTCTTTAATGATATGCCAACATAATCATTTCCGTTTAATTTTAAAATAACGTCAGATGAATTATAATCAGACATCCCAAATGCTTTCACCTTGAAGGGTTCAACATCGGGATGCCATTTATTACCAGTCAGATATACCTTTGATGGGATTTTATCTTTTCTAAGTTTTTGTCTAGTGCCAAGAACGGCAGAGATTGATGCAGCAAGGTCTCCGTATATGTCTTGTGGTTTTTTGGATGATGTATCAAGATCAATAATTTTAATCATGCCGTTTTTAGTGGCGTTACCAGCAGCATCCAATACTTTGTCACTCTTCAAATTTTCAAGAGCAACAAAGTATAGTTGTTTAAATTTATCATCACTACTCTTCGCTTCTGTTAAATCAGCAGTAGGCACGAAGGACAACCCAGCATATAATCCTTCTGACGGTTCAAACGCCATAGTTCTTTTTAGAACTATTTAGAGGTTTCTTCGTCTTTTTTATTAAAACCAAAAGGTCCTTCCTTCTCTTCAAGCGCAAGTTTTAACGCAAGTCCACCAACTGCTTCCATGACTTTAAGAATCTGCTCAGGTTTAGCATCTTCTCCTAGTTCTTTGGCAACATACCAATACTTAGGCCAGAAGGTTTCTCCTGCTTTTTGGTAGTCTTCTAGTGTGAGTAGTTTCATAGATCTCCTTCTACACGATTTTCAGAACGTTCAATACTAAATGCACCCTCAGGATAACGAGCACTCAGTTTTTCAAAATTCATCTTCATCACCTCATCAATACTGATGTCCAGTGCCATACATGCCTGTGCAAGATACCACATGATATCCCCCAGTTCACGTTTCATATGGAAAATGTTCTCTTCATTGTAGGGTTTGCCTTGAAAAACGATCTTCTTCACGACCTCAGTAAACTCACCTGCCTCAGCACCAAGACCAAGAGCAGCAGTCAACAGTTGAGTAACGTTGCAGTTGTTTTCTAGTTCAAGGACATTAGTGCGAGTAAGGAAAGCAGCGTAATCCAAAGACGGATCACTAGTAGTCTCTTTCACAAACTCAACGTACTTTTCAGAATCAATCATTAGAATTTTAGTTCGGAGAATTTTTTCTTGAAATCGGTTTTCTCTTCGTAATTATACTCCTCATCGTTCCCACTGTCAAGGATATCGTCCTGCGCTTTCTGCTCACAATCATAAAGACGCATTTTGGCACGGTCGATACCGACTACAAACCGTTTGTTGATGGTCGGATCGTTGTATCGATTCTTCAATTGCTTCACCATAATCTGTCCCAACTCTTCCAGTTCCTCAGTTGAAATAAGGGCAAGCATAAGGTCAGCAGTAGCAGGGAGACCAAAGGACTCACTAGTATCAGTGATGTCAACGTCAGAGCTACCATAACCAGAACGGGTAGTCTGGGTGGCAGATACGATAGGTACGTTCGCTTCGACAGCGAGTCCTCTAAGCTCCTCAGCAATCGACTTAACAAGTGTATAGGAATTGATATTGGCAGACCCTTTGTAACGCGAAGAGGCACAAATATTGAGATAGTCCACGAATATAATATCAGGTCGGAAAGACTTTTTAAGTGCAAGTTCATTAAGGAGTGACCTAAAATGTCCACTATGTGCGCTCGCGGTTGGATACTCCTTAATAATTAGGTGCCCCTGTGTCTTACTAGCAATATTGTTGACTTTCTTATCAAACATTTGTTTGGGAAGATCAACAATATCCTGAATGTTTACATTGAGGAGGTTTGCGTCAATTCGCTCAGCAATTTTCTCCTCTGCCATTTCACATGTAATATAGAGTACGTTTCTGCCCTGCATGAGCGCGGCACTAGCGACGTGGCACATGAATAAAGATTTGCCGACGCCCGTTCCAGCAAGAGCGATGTTGAGAGTCTTATTAGGGAGACCACCTTTGGTAATTTTGTTGAGATATTCCAGGTCGAATGGGATCTTGTCTTCCTTTCTATGGTAGAGAGCATAGCGTTCTTCGTAGTCTTCTAGGTAGTTGTGTCCAACATGATTATCAAATGATACCGCAAGGGCATCAGACAGAATAGAAGGGATGGCATCGCGACCCTTTCTCTCGTCTTTGCCATCTGCCAGAGCAATAGACTCCATGAGTGCCAGGTATATAGCACGATCTCGACACCAACGTTCTGTGGTGTCACATAACCAAACAAAGTCAGCAGGTTCCTTGTCCAAGTAAGATAGAACCTTACCCAGCTCACGGAACGTTTGCTCTGTTAGACCTTCTCGATTCTCAACCTCAATGGATACTGCTTCCTTTGAAGGCAACTCATCATACTGCACGATGAATTCAGAAATTTCTTCATAGAGAATCTGATTACTTTCTTCTTGAAAGTATTCTTTTTTGATAAAAGGGATTACTTTTCGTGCATACTCCTCATTGTGAATAAGATTTTTGAGAACTAGATTCTCAACCTTCTCCATAACTAAACTCCTTCTTTGCAATCTGATCTAGTTTTTCCATCACCTCAGGAGTGAAATATTGATCAGGATCTTTCAAAATTGCTTTTGCATAGACCTTCTTACCATCCATCTCATAACGTCCGGCGACATTCTTCCAGAGTCCACCGATCTCTCCAAGTTCAAGCAGACCATAGTAACGATCAAGGCCGCGCTCATCGTAATAAAGACGCACCGTAACATCTTTATTCTCCTTACTTAGACGCGACTTAGCAGTCTTTGCTTTGATAAGATTTCCGACAACTGCTGTTCCATCTTTTTCCTTCTTCTTACTAAGATGGATAATCGTAGACGCAGCGTATTTGAGACCACTACCTCCACCCATTTCTTTTGTAGGCACATATGCACCGATAACATCGTAGGTATGATTGGTAACGATCATTGGAATGTTTGCTTGACCCAGTTTGAGTGTGAGCATTCTGAAAGCACCCTTGATTAGTTGGGATTTGGTCATGTCCCTAACCATTTTATCGTTAAGTGTGTCAGTAATCTCCTTCTCTGTGGAAAGCATACCTAAGGAGTCTAGCACAAACATGCAAGGTTTGCGTTCATCCTCAGAATCCTTTAAGTATCTATCTACCGCTTTAAGTGCAACACCCCTGAATTGTTCGACCGTTACAACATTAATTACAACCAACCGATTAAGGTCGATACCCCGATCTGCGAGAAGAGACTTGTTAACAGCTGCCTCAGTATCAAAGTATAGGCAACTAGCATCAGGATTAGAATCCAGGAAGTTTTTGACAACTGCAAGCGAGAAGAAAGTTTTTCCAGTGCTAGACTCGCCAGCAATGGCAGTAATCTTATTCCCAGATACGCCACCAAATATAGACCCTGAAACAAGTCCGTTAAAAATGTACGAACCCGTGTCAACATATGATTCTGTTTCATCAATGTCTGATGCTAGTTGTGTGAAATCATCACCAATTTCTTTTACGATGTCTTTAAGAAAGTCCATTAAATAACTAATCCGAAGTGTTCACGTGCAATTTTTTTGTATGGACCATGAGGATGATCGTTCATGATCTGTTGTAACAGTTTCAATTTAGAATGCAACTTATCTCTGTATTCCCTTTTATGAGGTTCTACATGTTCAGAGCAAAGTGCATCAACAATTTCATCAAACTCTTTTTTATCAATAGGAAGATCCATCAGTGCCACCTGAGAGTGCTCAGGTATTCTAACACATTTTTACGAACATCCATGAGTTCGTGATAGCACATTTGATTATGAGCACACTGCCTTAATGCAGAGTCTGGTTTGTGAACTGACTCAATAAAGATGTCAAGTCCACGATTCCATTTTTCTTGTTTTGATTCACCGTCATCGATAGTATACTGGTCCTTCATGCGAAGAATGCCTCCAAAGTAGTAGTCTTTTCAACAGACCATCCAATAGAATCAAGAATGATTTTCAGTGGTTCTAGGAATGCCTTTTCAAATTGAAGATCGTAGTCAATGTATTTGTTAAGATCCAATTCTTTTGGCCATTCCTGAATGAATGATAGCACATTTTCATGGATCGGGTTTGGTTTTCTTAGATACAGAAACTTAATCTTTTCTCCATTTTGTATCAGGGAATATTTATTGGTTAGTTTCTTTTGCTTTATGTAATGATTGAACAGCAATGCTCCACGACAGTGAATCGGTGTGCCCTTATCGTAGATTGCATTAACAGATCTGTATTTGTCTACATCAGACACTGAACGAGGGAATGAAACATCTTCTGGATCAAGACTTTTGAAGGTCTTACGACAGTTATCGATATAATCAATCACATCATTTTCACTACCTGTCATCATAATCTTGAAGGCATCCTTCAACATTTTACGACAAGGTGCAGGTGTTGAGGATTTGACTGCTTCAATACCCATGACTTTAAGTTTAGGTTCAGCATACTGCACACCTTCACTGTTCCATACGTTGAGAATATATCGCTTCTTTGCAGTCCAGATACCACGATCAGCAATGTTCTCACGCTTCATCACCATTTTTTGTTCATACGCCGAAACATACTCTGATAGTTCTTGGTAAGACTTTTCGATGAACGGTTCCAGTTTATCCTGACAGATCTTGTCAAGTAATTCAACAACTTTAACCTTATCACCAGACTTGCTACCAAGAAATTTAGTAACAAGAGGTCCAAGGTTAAGATAAATTGAATCGGTGTCGGATGCAATGACGTAATCCTCTTCCTGTGTAGACAAGAGTTTATTTAGATATCCGTTCATTTTGTTCTCAATCCATCGGATCGATGCCTGACCAGACAGAGTGATTGCCTCAGCATTTTCCAACTTATAATATCGGAAATATTGATTACCGATAGCACCATAAGCACTGTTAAGTTGAATCTTACGTGCCATTTGAATGTTGTTGCACCGAGCAATCTCTTTTTCCAAGTCTGATTGAAGATGCCAGGACTTATCATCCAAAGATTCCAGTTTCTGTTTAGCAGAAAGCATCTTCTTCTTGTAGATGGTGCGTTCTTTGTAGATCTTATCCATCAATTCTGGCAAGAATCCACGTACATCCTTTCGATACATGGCACCATTTGCTGCTGTGGCATAGCGACCATCAGCGATGAAGGTGCCAGATAGAATCTTATCCACAGAACATTGTGGGTGTGGTTCATCCATCAAAGTTTCGGGTGAAATGTTGTACTGCATAATCAAATGCGGGTACAGACTATTCAAGTCAAAAGAAACAACCCAATCATAGCTGCCCGGAATGGGTTCTTTGACATATGCACCAGCATATTTGTCGTCTTTCTTGGCACCTTTCTTCGGTGGAATGACAATGTTTCTCTTTTTCAGATAGTTATAGATAATTGCATCCCACATTCGCACCTGATAATACACATCAGCGAAGTTTACTTTCGCGTCATATGCCATTGTCAGTGCCAACTCAATTAGTTTCATCTTGTCTTCCAAGCGGTCCACAAGTTCCACGTCTTTGATGTTGTATTCGACAAACTTCTGCCAGTTGCCACTGTAAAAGTCCTTGAATGTATCAAATTCAGAGTGATCTAACTTCTGTTGGCCCAGTTCAACTAGGGCAATATGATCCAAACGATAGGACTCTTGGTTGGTATAAGTAAATTTCTTATACAAATCCAGGTAATCCAACTGAGTGACACCACCAATGTCGATTGATTTGTGCTGTCTGCCCTTGATAAACACCTCTTTCTCAGTCACAAGACCCCAAGGAGATAGTCGCTTCATGCGCTTCTCCCCAAGCACCCTACGAAGGCGTCCAGCGATGTATGGTATGTCAAACAGTTGGATATTCCAACCCGTAAGAACCTCAGGAGGATTGTTTTCCCAATATGTGATGAACTTATTGAGAAGATCTTGCTCTCCATGACAGTGAATGTACTTGACATTACCCTGTTTTACATTAAAAGGTTTGATGCCCCAAGTAATAATATCCTTTGTCGTATAATCTTGAATCGTAATTGTCAGTAGTTCTTCCTGACAAGTCTCCACATCAGGGAATCCATGCTCAGCAGTAGTCTCAATATCAAGCGTAATCAGTTTTATCTTTGAAATATCAAAGTCAATGTGCTCCTGAGGATACTTGTCCGAAATATACTGATAGATGTAGCGTTCATTTCCATAAATGTTGAATCCTTCAACGCCATCATACTTATTGAAGAAATCACGACAATCTCTGACAAAACCAGGTTGAATTGGTTCCACGCATTTGCCTTCTAGGGTCTTATATTTTGATTTTTTCTTACTGTCAACGAAGAGTGTGGGCATATACTCTTCTCTGATGGAGAAGTGCTCTCCATTATCATAACCACGAACGAGGAACTGGTTACCAACAAGCTGAACGTTAGTATAGAATCGCATCAAGAAAGAACGTCTTTGTATTTTGCAAGGAGTTTAGGATTCGGATCACACATTGTAAGAATCTGCTCCGACCTAATCATAATTTGATTGTCATTAGTATACTCCATTAACCATGGAGTGAGGTTTAAACCCTGTCCCACTTCAAAGGGTTCAGTAAGTTTACAGTTCGGATCACCAAGTTCAGCGTTCACCTCCTCCACTTGTGAGATCAGAGTTTCCTGTGTCGTCAGTTTCAGAAACTTCGGTTGATTTTCCATCTTTGATACCTTCTTTATACTTTTGAATAACTTGTGGGATAGGATCTACCAGAGTGATAATCCAATCAGGGGCAACGGGGATCTCTTTTTGAGAAGTCAGGGGAATCCAAGGTGCGAAGATAATATCTAGGTCCCTTTGTTCATAGAGTGCCTGAGGATCAAGGAATCGAACAGTTGCAGGATTCTTAAACGTATATCCAATTACACGTTCACCCATTACAAGTTCGCTTACGTCTGCAATGACATCCTCACCAGACTTCAATACTGCTAATTTAATCATGATTCTACCTTGACTTTTTTCTCAGTTTTAACTTCAACAGGGGCGACAGGATCAGGAATAGGATGATACTTACGATACCTTGTTGTCTCAAATGTTTCAAAGGTTTCTTCGGGATTACCGTAACAAGTTTTTTTCCTGACCTCTACGATTTCATCGTAAGGATCTATTTTAATGTCAGGCCATTGGCGATGTGCATTCTCAGTTATCTCACGACTAATTACCTCATACTCCACACCATCACCTGATACAGGTAGGACAGCTTCAACATACTCTTTTTTCTTGGGTGCCATGAGACGTTTTAACTTCAAGAGTATTCTACCAAGAAAAAAGAGGGGCGTCAACTGGATTTTGCCAGTTGCCCCTCTGCGGCGAC